TAAGATTACATTATATCACTATTTGAGCATTTCGTCAAGAAGTTTTTCTGCTGTATATTCTGATGTTGTAGTTTTCTTCATGAATACACCATACCAACCTATAGGTATTAAGGTTGAAGCATATTCTAAAGGAGAAAGTAGTATACCATCAAATTTATCAAAATTGCATATATCTCCATTATCATCAGTTCTAAATGTTATTATATGATACATGTCACCTAATCCACCTACATCTAATTTCTCACCAGCATCAACATATTCTAATAATTCAATCTCCATCTCATCTTTTTCTTCTCCTGGAAGAAAATAAAGAATATCAAAATTTCTATGACTCATTTCCTTTAAGTAATCTAGCATTATATTCCTTGATATGTGATTTTCTTACTCTTACCATTATCCATGTATTGTAATATTCATCACTTTCCATTACATTTCGGGAAAACTGTTCTTTAGCCTCAAGATAACTACATTCACCTTTAGATTTACATATATGTAATATTGTTCTTTTGAAGTTTTCTTTTCCTAACTTGATCACATCTGTTTTTAATTCTTCATTTGAACCGTAATAATCTTGCCAATCACTAGAAACTTTATATCTTTTCTTTTTACCTTTGACTTGTTTAGTTCTAGCAGAATGAAATAATTTCTTACCAATATATTTTCTGCCAGTAACTAAATTAGTTATTTCATATACAAAACCTATGTTAACATCAATTAAGTCATCTGTAAAGTCTTTTTCTTGATATAACCAGTTTAGTCCCATGATTCATCGTCATCATAATCTTCATCTTCATCAAGTTCTTCAACTAGTTCCTCTATGACTTCTCCACAAAAAGGACAATGTTCTGGATATTCTTCAGATGCCAATTCTTGATAATATTGTATTGAATAAGTTGACTCACAACTCAAACATTCCCCGGATACTATTTTCTCTATCATTTGATTTATTTCCTATTTTTATTATTTTGCCCACACATCACCCCAGTCACCAGATAATGCACCTTTAGCATAATCTGTGGCACGATTTTCAAAGAAGTTTGTATGTGTTGGTGCATTAATCATTTCTTCTACCCAAGGTAGTGGATTTCTCTTAACTTTGAAGATACCTTTAAGTCCTAGAGAAATCAATCTACGATCAGCAATATATCTAATATATTTTTTAACATCGGCAGATGTTAATTCTTCCGCATCATTTACATTGAATGCTAGATCAATAAATCTATCCTCAAGTTCAACCATCTTCTCTGCCGTTGTATATATCTGAGATTTCAAGTCATCAGTCCAAATCTCACGATTCTCTTCAATATATGTTCTAAACAATTTAATCATAGATTCACAATGCTGAGTCTCATCAACAATAGACCATGTAACAATTTGACCCATACCTTTCATTTTACCATGACGTGGAAAGTTCAATAGCATAATAAATGAACTGAACAATTGCATACCTTCAGTAAATGCTGAAAATACCGCTATGTGTTTTGCAGTATTCTCTTTGGTCGTATTGTTACTTGAGATATCCATTATATAATCATGCTTATCTTTCATCTCTTGATACTCTAAGAACTCATTATAAGTGGTCTCAGGTAAACCTAAAGTCTCGATGAGATGTGAGTATGCTGCGATGTGTAATGCCTCTCTGGAAGCGAATCCAAGAAGCATCATGCGTACTTCCGGTTGAGGAAAGTATGGTAGATAGTTTCTAACATACCCACCAGCAACATCTATATCACCTTGAGTGAAGAATCTAAAGATATGAGTTAAAAACTGTTTCTCTTCCTTTGTTAATTTCTTTTTCCAATCTTTAACATCTTCTAACATAGGAACTTCAGTATGTAACCAATGTGACTGCTCATGTTTCAACCAAGAATCATATGCCCATGGATAAGAAAATGGTTTAAAGTAATCTCTTTCGTTTGTTAGTTGTAAGTCTATATTTTTCTTAATCATTTTTATCCTTCACAGGCAATACAATCATTGCCTTGTGCTATTTGAGTTAGATCGAGTTCTTTAATTACTTGTCTTTCTATTCGTTTTGATACTTTGTCTGCTTTACCAATCTTTTCAGAACGACAATAATATAAAGTTTTCAAACCTTTCTTCCATGCCATAAAATGAATAGCATGTATATATTTGATATGAGAGTTAGGTCTAAAGAAAAGGTTCAAAGATTGTGCCTGATCAATATTCTCTTGCCTATCAGCAGCAAGATCAATAATCCATCTCTGATCAATTTCCATAGATGTTTTGAATACTGCTCTCTGTTGATCATCCAATATATCTAAGTGTTGAACTGATCCATCATTTGCAATTATTGATGACCAGACATCGTTGTATTTTTCTTCTTCCGGTAACAAATTTTTAAGAATAATATCCAACCACCTATTTTTATTAAGATACGATCCAGATAAAGTATCTTGGCGATATGCATTAGCACGATATGGCTCAACAGAAGGAGAAGTATTACCCATAATGATAGAAGAAGAAGCATTAGGAGCAATAGCCATGAGATGACTAAACCTACGACCTGTATCATAAGCGTCTGGTGCCTCACCCCTTTCTTCACCCAATTGAAGATTTGCAACATCTAGTCTCTCCCTAATATTCTTAAACATATTCCTATTGGTAATCTTCGCAACTACACTTTCAAACACTATGTTATTCTTTTGAAGATATGCATGAAAGCCTAATGCACCAATACCAATAGATCGTTCACGAGCAGCAGAATATCTTGCTCGTGAAATTACATCTGGAGCATTATCAATAAAATGTTGAAGAACATTATCAAGCATCTCTGCCACATCTTTTAGGAATAACTTATCATCTTTCCACTCGTCATATTTTTCTAAATTGAGTGATGATAAACAACATACTGCTGTTCTTTTTTCGTCAGTTGGTAATACTATCTCGGAACACAAATTTGACTGATGTATCTTTAGACCCTTATCTTTTAGAAAGAATGGTAATGCTTTGTTACTAGTGTCAATATAGTGGATATAGGGTTCACCAGTGTGCATTCTTAATTCTAGTATCATCTGCCAAAGATACTTAGCAGAAACGATCTCCCGCACTTGTTTAGAGTTTGGATCGATTAATTTCCAACTATCATCATAGTCTGGATCCAACATACTCTTTTCAATGATATCCATGAAGTCATCTGTGATGTTTACTCCATGATGTAGATTCAAACATCTTACGTTCGGGTCCCCTGTTGGTTTCCGCATCTCCAAGAACGATATAATGTCGGGATGACTGATATCAAGATAAGCAGCATAAGAACCACGGCGAGTCCTACCTTGGCGGTAAGCAAGAGAACTCGCATCATAAATTTTAAGATGAGGCATAACACCAGTAGACTTATCATCGGCGGACCTAATACCAAAGCCAATACCCACACCCCCACCAAACATAGATAACCAATTAGTTTCTGATAAATTATCAACTAAACCCTCCGCAGTATCTTCAACATAATTAAGAAAACAAGAAATAGGTAGACCTCTTTTTGATCTACCAAACGACAAAATAGGTGTGGAATAACTTAACCAATGTTTACTACTATAATCATATAATCTTTGAGCATGTTCTGAATTTGATCCAAATGCGTTTGATACGAATGCAAATCTTTGTTGAGGAGTTGTTTCATCATCTCTCATATAACTTTCTTGAAGTCTTTTAATACCCAACTCATCGAACAAATTATCTCTTTCTAAATCTATTTCTATTCCCAAGTGTTTCATATATTTTTGCCTTATTATTTTATTTTACAAATTCAGTAATCATTGGAAAAATCGATTCTATCACATCTGCACAAGCAATAGCAACTTCACGATGTTCTTTTTGTGTTTCCATACCGCTTCGTATCTGTATATAGTGAATCCAACTTCTTAATGTACCATTCATGTACATTCTACTTTTTGTCATTCCTTCCGGTAATATTGCTCGTGCTTGTTCCTTAGCAATTCCGTTTTCCAAAGCCCACTCATACTGAGTTTTTATTTCTGTCATGAGAACTCTTTGGATATTTTCCCATTTCTTTTGCATTTCTTCATCATCAGTTACAATACTATTTTGTCTATTTTTTAGGTCTTGTAATCTCACTTCACGTAATTCAAAACCCAACTGTGAAGCATCCGCATATCGTTGACTAAATTCTTGAAAACTAAAACTTCTATGTCTTAAAATTTGTCTCGCAATATCTCTGGTCGTTTCAATTTCCAAACATACATTTACCATTTCTAATGGTGACCAATGTCTATTTTTAATAAGATATCGGACTAACTTTTCAGCAGTTTCATTGTTATGTTGATTTGTTGGATTAGATACACGAGCAGCAAATGCAACTTGCTCTAATAAGTTTTTACCATCATCAGTCTGTGAATAATTAATCAATGTTACTTTCATATTATACCTTTTTCCAATTCACAAATTCCATCTTTGCTCTTAAATTAACAAATGTGTTTTTTTCTATTATATCATATAATTCTTCAATGTCAAATCCAGATAGTATCATATCATTTATATCTTTTTCTTGAATCATTTCCGGCCAAATCACTACATTGAAATGTTCATCTATTGCTTTTTCTATAAGTTTAACAATGTCTTTATTTCTAGGTTCATTGTCAAACACAAGAGTGACTTTAGTTCTATCAAATAAATCAACTATTGCTTGTAAATTTGAATTTGCAACTGCTACACCATTCTTAAGAAACATTGAATCAATAGGACCTTCAACAACATATATCATCTCATTTTCATCAATCTTATCTAAACCAAATGCTTTGGTACCATCATCGTTCATCTTGATGGTAATATATCTCATCTTAGATTCACCTAATGATCTTCCTTGAAAGGCTAAGAGGTTTCCATCTGCATCATAAAATGGTATAACCAATCTTTGGTCATTATCATATAGTTCTTTTTCAATACCTAAATCACTTACAAATCTTTTAAAGTCGTCAGCAAAATATAAATCAGAATACCTGTCTTTTGGTATCTTCCTGTTTATAACATATTGTTTTGCAAAATGATCATTCGATAACGATTCAATACTAGGTATATTCAACTTTTTTTTAAACACTGGTGATGAAGATTTAACTTCATCAAATTCAGGTTTTGGATAATTATTGTTACCAGTTTCTCCATTCTTATACCGTTCTAAGGCATACTCACTGACAAGATTTGGATCAACCTGCTTCAAAAAATTGTAAAAAGTTGTGCTAATACTACAATTATGACACATGTAGAAATAGTCGTTCTTTTTACGGTAGACATAACCTCTTGATTTTGTTTTATTTTTCTGTGAGTCCCCACAGAGAGGGCAACGAAAGTTGTACAGATCGTCTTTTTTGCGTGTGAATCTTTGCAGTTTTGGTGAAACTCTCAAAAGAAAACTTCTATCAATAAAAACACTCATATTATATTATTAACTCAATGTATAAAGATTCCTTTCATTATATCAAAGTTTTCACGAGAAATCAACCACATTAATAACATAATCGCACCAATAGTCATCCACTTCCACTGATTCAACTTTTCCAGTTGAGATTCTTCATATCTACCGCGTTTTAACATATCTTCTCGTAGTTCTTTTATATCACCAGTAATTCTCAACTCGGATAAATGCATTTTGTCTAATACAACATCTATTCTATCATGAATTTCTTTAATATCGGATTCAGTTTCCAATCTTCTATTGTCCATATCTGTATACACTTTAGCAATATGACGGTCATGTTGATCGACCAGTTTCTCTATGACTGTATCCATTTTTGAACAGAGTGTGGTTAAGGTTGAAACTTGGGTTTGTAATATGCCAATATCAACTTTCACATCAATACATTCTTCAGGTGCTATAGCCATTTTATTTCTTCTTTATTGGTGTTATTTTGTGACCATCAAATTTATGATGATGTTTGATTACTTTTTTAGAGTGATGTGAACTTTTCGCTTCCACATTAACTGAAAATGCAAATAATGTAGCCAATAGTGTGATT